AATGACTATATAATTTAGACCTATGGAGGGACGATGAACTTTACCACCGCCACCTTAACACTGGGAACAGCAATGACTCTTTTCTTTGGGGGAACGCTCGCCGCCGTTCTACCCTGATACTTCCTGAATAAATAAAACTGAATATCGTCGGCGCAGACGGGGAGGTAACTGGCACAATCCAGTTGACACCTCCCTTTTCTATTGCTATAATAATTAAAAGGAGAATTTATTTAAAATGGGAACGATTAAATTATTTCTTCTCTCCACGGGAGAGAGAGTTATTTCTAGGGCACAAGAAGTTCTGGAATCTGAAAATTCTAAGCGAGTTGTTGGATATCTGTTAGAACAACCACATGTTGTCACATATGATGATTCTTTAGTTGAAGATACTGATGGACTTTCATTGAACATCACAATGTCTCCTTGGCAGATTCTTTCCAAAGAATCTAAAATTCCTATCACACCAAATCTTGTGTGGTCAGTAATTACTCCTCTTGATTCTGTTGTTGATATGTACGTAAATCGTGTATTTCCTGAGAATGCTGTAGAAGTAGTTGAGGAATCTGGAGATGAGTAGTATTAAGTGTCTTCTCGTTGATATTGACAATGTTCTTATCAGTGAGGTTGTCGAAGTTGACTCTGAGATTGGAGATCCAGACTGTAAGTTAATTAATCCTTATCGCCTGATTATTGATTTTGATTCTGGTGCGGAGTCTTTAGTTCCATGGCCAAATGGAACAGTTCAAAATGAAATTATGATGAGGTCTAGTGATATTCTTACTATCGCTGAACCAACTCAAGAAATTATTGAAAAGTATTTGAAACTAACTGCAGAATGAGATTCTACACAAACGTCCAAATGGTCGGTGATCATTTTTTGGTCAGGGGTTATGAAAATGGTAGACATTTCATGATTCGTGATCAATTTGACCCGACCCTTTTTGTGCCTTCTAATAAAAAAACAAAATACAAAACTTTGGAGGGCGAATATGTTGAAGCGGTGAAACCTGGATGTGTTCGTGAGTGTAGAGAGTTTATCAAAAAGTATGAGGGAGTAGAGAACTTTAAAATCTATGGAAACGAGAGATATATCTATCAATATATTTCGGAAACATACAAAGAAGATGAAATAAAATTTGATATCAACAAGATTAAATTATCTACTATTGATATTGAGGTTGCGTCTGAAAATGGATTCCCTGATGTAGAATCTGCTGCAGAGGAGGTTCTGCTAATCACTATTCAAGACTATGCAACCAAGCAAATTCGCACTTGGGGTAAAGGACCTTTTAATAACAAACAGCAGAATGTTATTTACAGGGGTTTCAATACTGAGTATGATTTATTGATGGATTTTATCAACTGGTGGCAAATAGAAGATAATGCTCCAGAAGTTGTTACTGGATGGAACAGTGAACTCTATGATATTCCATATCTTGTTCGCAGGATTGATAGGGTTCTTGGTGAAAAATTAAAGAAACGAGTATCTCCTTGGGGGTTGGTGACCGAAAAGGAAACTTATATTGCTGGTCGTCGTCACATTTCTTATGATGTTGGAGGCATCACACAACTTGATTACCTAAATCTTTATAAGAAGTTTACTTATAAAGCGCAAGAATCCTATCGACTGGATTATATTGCAAGTGTGGAGTTGGGGCAGAAGAAATTAGACCACTCTGAGTTTGATACTTTTAAAGATTTTTATACTAAGGGGTGGCAAAAATTTGTAGAATATAACATCAAGGACGTGGAACTTGTTGACCGTTTGGAAGACAAGATGAAACTAATTGAACTTGCCCTAACTATGGCGTTTGACGCTAAGGTTAACTTTGGTGATGTATTCTCACAGGTTCGTATGTGGGATACGATCATATACAATTATCTGAAGAAGAGAAATATAGTTATTCCTCCAAACATCCGTTCAGATAAGGACTCAAAATATGCAGGAGCATACGTCAAGGAACCGATTCCTGGAAAGTATGATTGGGTTGTGTCTTTTGACCTCAACTCTCTTTATCCTCATCTCATTATGCAGTACAACATCTCACCAGAGACCTTACTTGAGGAAAGACATCCCAGCGCGACTGTTGAAAAAATCTTAAACCAAGATATTGAGTTTGAGTTTTATAAGGATAATGCGGTATGTGCCAATGGTGCAATGTACCGTAAGGATGTTCGTGGTTTTCTTCCCGAACTGATGGAGAAGATTTATAAGGACAGAACTGTCTTCAAGAAAAAGATGCTTGCTGCTAAACAAGAATATGAGAAGACTCCTACGAAGACTCTTGAGAAAGAGATTGCAAGGTGCAACAATATTCAGATGGCACGTAAGATTCAATTAAACTCTGCTTATGGTGCCATCGGTAATCAGTATTTTCGATATTACAAACTCGCAAATGCAGAAGCGATTACACTCTCTGGGCAAGTCTCTATCCGTTGGATTGAGAACAAAATGAACCAAAAACTAAATAAGATTTTGCAAACAGAGGATGTCGATTATGTCATCGCATCTGACACTGATTCAATCTATCTTAATCTTGGACCTCTTGTTACTAAATTTTTTAGTAATAAGTCTGACGACACGGGCAAAATTGTGGAGATCTTGGATAAGGTCTGTCGAGAGCAGTTTGAACCGTTCATCGAATCCAGCTATCAGGACCTTGCGGATTACGTTTCAGCGTATGAGCAGAAGATGCAAATGAAGCGTGAGAATATTGCTGAACGTGGTATTTGGACTGCGAAGAAGCGATATATTCTTAATGTATGGAACAGTGAAGGAGTTCAGTATTCTGAACCAAAATTGAAGATGATGGGTATTGAAGCAGTCAAATCTTCAACACCTGCACCATGCCGTCAGATGATTAAAGATGGTCTCAAACTGATGATGAATGGCACTGAAGATGAAGTTATTGAATTCATTGACGAATGTCGTAAAAAGTTTAGAACTTTGCCACCAGAAGAAATTGCTTTTCCACGGACAGCATCTGATATTCGTAAATATCAATCATCGTCAGACATTTATATAAAGGGAACCCCAATCCATTGTCGTGGTGCTCTTCTTTTCAATCATTATATCAGGGAGAAAAAACTCAATAATAAATATTCACTTATTAATAATGGTGAGAAAATTAAGTTTATCTATTTGAAAAAACCAAATATCATTCAAGAGAATATTATCTCTTTTATCCAAGATTTTCCAAAAGAGTTGGGTCTTGACAAGTATATCGACTATGACCTACAATTTGAGAAAAGTTTTGTAGAACCACTCAAATCTATCCTAGATTCCATTGGATGGAAAGTGGAAAAAACTGTAAACCTAGAATCGTTTTTCTTTTAATGGATCTTCCTATTAACGACAAAGAACTTGACACCATCGTCAAGGCATTAACCCTTGGTGGAGACACCGCTCTTTATCAGAAACTAAAACTTGTAAAGGAAATTCGTGAAGAAAATCCCAATGGACCTCATAAAAAAATTCTAAGGGAGCAATATGGGATGGTCGCATGATGAAATTGCCTATAACGATGGGTGAATTTGAAAAGATTATGAAATCTTTAAAACGTTCATACCCATCAATCTATAACAAACTTTGGTCTTACAAAATGAATTATTTGAATAAGGAGAATAAAGATGGACTTTCTTAAGGATATTGTAAAAGAGATTGGTGATGACTATACCAAACTCGCAGCGGACATTGATGAGACCGAAACTTATGTGGACACAGGTTCGTACATTTTTAATGCACTGGTTTCAGGTAGCCTATTTGGCGGTGTATCTGGCAATAAGATTACTGCTATTGCTGGAGAGTCTAGTACTGGAAAGACTTTCTTTTCTCTCGCTGTGGTTAAGAATTTTCTTGATTCTAACCCCGATGGTTATTGTCTCTACTTTGATACTGAAGCCGCTGTTAATAAATCCCTACTTGAGTCTAGGGGCATTGACCTCAATCGGTTAGTTGTAGTTAATGTTGTTACTGTTGAGGAGTTTCGTAGCAAGGCACTCAAGGCAGTAGACATATACTTAAAAAAATCTGTAGAAGAACGCAAACCTTGTATGTTTGTGTTAGACTCTCTAGGTATGCTTTCAACTGAGAAAGAAATTACTGATGCACTAAATGATAAACAAGTTCGGGATATGACTAAATCCCAACTTATCAAAGGTGCCTTCCGTATGCTCACTCTTAAGTTGGGTCAGGCAAACATTCCCATGATTGTT